ACGCCCCCGGCGTTCGCTATGGCCTGGGCGACGTTATACGCTACGATTGCCGCCGTAAGAGTGCCGACCGCGATACCCACAAGGATCAACGTGTCCTTGTGTTCCTTCATCCACGCCGTAATTTTTTCCCAATTCTTGACGATTAAAATAACGCCAGCTATGGCCGCCGCAATTCCGGCGATGATCCCGATAATCGGCAACGCCGCGGCCGCCATTGGCGCGAAACCCCCGGTAACTAAACTGGTAAGTATCGGCCCGATTGCGGACATGGCTATCTTGATAAATTTCCCCAATGACCAAACCGTTTTCAGTCCGCTTATCAATGTAGGGGCTATTGCAAGCCCGGCTAAAATTTTAGCGACGTTTTTCCAGCCGCCCGCAAATTCGGAAATACGGGTAGCGGTATTTTTTACCCATGCCCCGAATTCTTTTATCTTCGCGATTATCTCAGGCAGCCGTTTTACCAGATCGCCAAGCCATTTTCCAAACTTCGCCCCCAGTTCCTGTACTGCTGGCATTTGCTCTACCATTGCGTCTTTAAGATGATCAAACGCTTCTGTAAGCGGCCCGATTGCGCCGCCTATAAACTGGTTCTTCATGCCGGTAACTGATTTCGTCAACCTGTCTCTTGAGCTTATAAACGATTCCGATTGCCGCGCCTGTTCCTCTGACAAAACAATCCCCAGGCTCTTCGCTTCCTTCATTAAGGCTTGCATTCCGGCGCTGCCCTGTTTCATGGCGGCCATCATCTTTGATCCCGCCGCCTTGCCGAATAAAGTAACCGCTACCCTCGTGCGTTCCGCGTCATTGGGCAGGGACTTCATGTAATCGGACAGCCTTTCCATCGCCTGTTCCGGTTTCAGCCCGGCTAGTTTTTGCGCGGATAGTCCGACCTCTTGTAATTGTTTCGCGGCCGCGGCGTTCCCCGCCGCGCCCTGCCTTACCGTCAAATTAAATTTCTCAAGGGCGCCGTCGAATTCTTCCGCGCTCAATCCTGATTGTTGCATCGCATAGCTCAAGCCCTGGTACGCTTCAATGCCGATACCCAAACGTGCGGATGTTTTGGCTACTTTGTCCCCGGTTTCCGCGAAAGAATTGGCCATAGAGATAACCCCGGCTGTCGCGGCGGCGACACCGCCAGCGACGCCCAGGGCTAATTTTGTGGCGTTAGTGGTAAAACTTTTGAAGTCTTTATTTAATTGGCCAGCGGCTCCCTTCAAATCCTCAAGCTGTTTTTTGATAGTGCGGATCGCCTGGGACGCCCCTTTATCCTTTCCGGCAATTTCTAGGGAGATATTCCAAAAACTTTTTCCAGCCATAAAATCACCGCTTCTTTTTTTGGGATTCCTTTACAACCTTTTCAACTCTTGAATTGAAATCAAAAAGCTCCGATAGCGGCATTTCCCGTAAATCCGCTATCGAAGATTTTGTTACGATTGAAAGGCCGACAATTGTATCATTGACGTACCCGCAAGGGTCTTCATAATCAAAAACTATGAAGTCTTCGTATCTTCTTCTTCCGGCTGCGGTATCTCCGCAGGTTTCCCCGCGCTCTCCAAAAGCGCAGCCGGTTTCGTAAAACCCGTTTTTTCTTTCACATAGTCGTCGTAATATTCCTGCGGGTCTTCTTTTGTGAGATACTTCTGGACAAGCGAACAAACAAGCTCAAAGTCTTCACACATCATTTTTTCTATCGCCCTGAAAGGGACGTTAGAAATCATGGAAGCCAGGCGCGACGTGTACTCCGTGCTTATCGGCCTCATTGCGGCGGTCAGATTGCCCGACGTTTCGCGCTCGCACTTGTTCAGCATCGCGCCGTTGATCTTTCCGAAGTCCAGCTCCATTGCGGATATTTTTCTGCCTTCCCACTCAAGGGGATTCGACAACTCCACACTTACCGATTTTGTAAACATAATTTTCCTCCTGTTAGATTAGCCGACCATAATGTTACGGCGTGTATCCGCCATTAAGTCCTTGCCGTTGACCGTATAAATCCCCTTGAACGGATCCCATTCGAGAATGTCCTCTCCGTCCAGCCAGTGATGAGCGTAATAAACCTGCATGACAAAGGAAGCTTCGCCAGCCGCCGCCTGTTCAATCGAACCCGGATTGGCCTGGCTTATCGGGCCTTTCAGCACCCAGCGATCCGGAACCTTCTGATTGTCATGGGAGTCCGGGTTGGTCACCAGAATTTCATTCCGCAGATCAAGGGTTTTTGTCCCGCCCAGCTCCATGTACTTTGTAATGGCGCCGTAAATTTTCGGAACGGATATTGTCCCGGTCTGCGGAGACATTACACCGGGGATCGGTACATTTACCTCCGCGCCAAGTCCCGCGCCTTTGAACGTGTTGGATGATAATTCAAAACCGGGCAGCTCTACCGTTACAGTGCCGTCCAATGCGGCCTGGGATTCGCTGTCGTAAAGTTTGAACACGTTATTTTGTGTCGCTATTCCGCCTCTCATTTTCAGACCTCCCTATTAAAATAAATTGTCAAGAAGGCTGGGGTCATACATGAAGTCAAATATCAAGGCCTTCGCAGCATTAGGCGGCGTGAGGTGTACACGGAAGTACAACTGTCCGCCCAATATGCTCTGATTGCTGTTATCGGCCCGCAGGAATTCTACAAAGCCGCCGATGATAGCGCCGCGCGATTGCAAGGTGTTCAAGTATTCGTTCCCCGTCAGGAGTACCGTGTCGATAAGCAGCCGCGTAGTGGGTTTGTCAACATTCTGCTTCATGGTTCTGTTGGTTACGTTCTGGACGTAAGAGAACATTCTGCGGACGCTGCGCTCAAAATCTTTTATGTCCGTATTGCCGGGGAACGCGGCGGTTTCAACACCCCACGCCCTCCAGCCGTCAAAATTGATGAAAGAACCGATCCCGTTTTCGTTCAGGTAATTTGCCTGCGCTTCATCGAGCATGGGGATTACGTTGCCGTCCTCGTCGCACATATCCGTCATGCTCAGCGTCTTGTTTGACGCCTGTTCATACGGCAGGCCGCCGTTCCTGTTGTCAACCTCTCCGAACATACCGGCCATTCTGGTCGAACCGTGAAAAACCCTGTCCCCGATTTTGACGCACGGCCATGTGAGGAATGAGAAAGGATCGACATAGCTGTTGTCGCTTTTCCATTTCGGAAGTTTCTTGTAGCTCTTGTACTGCCCCGTGGTCGGAAGATCGGCAAGCGCGATACAGGTAAACCCGTACCCAAGGTTATGCGCTTTGGCGCACATGAGCGAGTAAATTTCAGGATCATGGCTCCAGCCGGGACAAAGGATGAACCCGGTGATTTTCTTGAATGCCAGGAATACTTCGGTGATAAGCTCCAATCCCGTGCGCTGGTTTGTATCGGGATCAACGCCTCCGGCGATGTCCAGTTTGGTAATCCCGGCGACGGTTGCCTGTTTGTAGGATACGCTTAACGTCGTAGTCCCTGCCGGAATGTCGCCGCCTTCCAAGATAGTGATAAGAAGTTTTTCACCGTCATACTTCAGGGAATAGTCCTTGCCGCGGACATAATCATCGCTTCCTGCCCCGTGTACGGTGACAGCGCTAATCATCGCCATGCCGTCATCAATGGTAGCGACACCGTTAATAACCGGCAGGGACGGGACAGCCACGTCCTGCGCGTCTTTGCGCGGGTCCCAGACGTTGATCAGAACCAACGGGGATACGGCATGGATGCGGAATTGCGAATACAGCATTTCGGACAGGGGGAACGCTTTCCATTTGTCGGAATACCCCATGTCGGAGACGCCTTCGCCATAACTGTAAATAAGAGACGGATTGTTTACCGCATCTTCCGGTTTCTCCAGCCGATGAACCGGAGCAACGCCTACCGCGACAGGAAGCGCCGAATCAGCAGCGACCGGCACTTGAAGCGGTGTAGGGCTTTCCAAAATATACACGCCGTGCATATAGGCCATGGTATTCCTCCTATGAATTACCAAATTTTTCTTCGCTGCTTCCCACACCGGGCGCAACGACGCCCTCAAAGGGCGTTTCAATGGCGGGGGGTGATCCCCTCCACTTTGTATCCAACGACGCTGAGTAAAAAGGCGGGTTCTTGCTGCTTAGGTGATTCCATTTGATAGGCGTTTCAAGAATGTACCCGTTTTCTATTTTGTTGCCGCATAAATCCTGCATAACGCGCCAGAGCATTCCCGAAGGAATCCTCCAGCCCTGGTTATCGGGATCATCGCGGTAGCCGCCGAAATAAATTTGAATGTTTATCTCCGATCCGTTTTTAGCCTCGTGAAAATCACTAACAACGCCGGAAGCGCAAATAACCTGGACAAGCGGATAGTCCTTTGATTGATCCGGTTTCTCCGACGCGGTAAGGCTTGCCGGCAGATATTGCGCGTGAATATACGGAGCGTGATAATCTTCGGGATTTAACGCGCTTTGCTGCCAGAATGACACCAGCGCTTTTTCAATCCGCCTGCATAGCGCGTCTACTAATCCGGCAGGGCTGCGGTCAATAATTTTGGGAAGGGTTGGCTGGTTTTCGTTTTCATCGGCGTTAGCCGTTTTTACTTCGCTCATTCTAGCCATTTAACAGCCTCTCTAATTCGTGCTGGACGCGCTTGTCGAAAGTTTCCCCGGCCAGTTTCATAACAGCCTCATTAACATTCTCGTTCGCGTCAAACATACTGGGGGTGCTGGGGCCGAAAAGCTGATCTATCGGCAGGCTCTTTTCGCCTTCCCTCTCATAAACGCCCATGTGTCCGCTTTTCATTTTCGCGACAAATGCGTGTTTCAGCGTCGCGCCGCCGCCTTTTTTAACCTTCGTCACTACCGGGCCTTTCGCCGGGGGCATTACTTGATTCGGGGTTACTCCTGTGAATTTTGTCAGGGCGAACGGGCTTGAGGATATGTTCATAACCGCGCCTATATCGCCGCCGCTGATTTTCCGCGTAGTGATTGTTCCCCTTATTTCCGAAACGGGCAGGGTATATTCGCTTGACTCTTGCCGGATGCTTTCAGCCTTTGCGGTATCAGCCGCGCGTTTTGCGGCGCGGTTAATCGCTTTGTTGATCTCGTCAGGGGTAGCAAGCAGAGAACATTTTTTCATAAGTTCAGCGTATTTATCCCTGTCAAAATCTACTTGCAAGCCAACCGGCATTTAATACCCTCCAGTAATTTGATTGCGCGTTACGCGGAGTTCGTACACTCCCATATTGGAAATCGGAAGCTTGACGTACCATTTTTCGTCTTTAATGGTTATCTGCTCTCCGGGCTGCGGAAAGTGGTTCATGTCTTTTTCTTTAATAAAAATCAACTTTTCGCCCTCCGCTTGCCCCAGCGAGTAAGCTTCCATTTTCCCGTTCAGAATGTCATCGTCCAGGATTATGGGGACCGGCTTGCCGTCAATAATCGCTTCCTCAGCGAATTCAGCCTCATTGAAAAAAACATTATCAATATCGGCGGCAACCGTATCCTTAAACCCCACTACACCTGCGCCCCTTTCGCCTCTGCGATTAACTTTT